GCCGTTTTCCGGTTGGGGCGCGGGGCGTTGGGGGTCTGGAACGTGGGGTACAGGTGGTACAACACTGGCTCCTATGCGTATCTGGAGTCAATCCAACTTTGGTGAGGACTTGTTCTTTGCCCACCGTGGTGGGGTACCACTGTACTGGGATGCAAGCTCTGGGGTCGGTACACGGGGCGTATACGTCAGTTCTTTAGGTGGAGCGTCTGATGTACCTACTACAGTAAATTTAGCGTTTGTATCAGATATATTCCGCTTTGCGTTCTGTTTTGGGGCTAATGACATAGGTGGTTCTACGCTTGACCCTATGTTAATTCGTTGGTCTGACCAAGAGGACGTGGCTAATTGGACACCTGCCGCGACTAACCAAGCGGGTAGTTTACGGCTATCAGACGGTACAGAAATCGTTGATGCTATCCAAGCACGACAGGAAATATTAGTCTGGTCAGATGCAGCTCTCTACGGCCTCCAGTATCTGGGTGCTCCAGAGGTATGGGGGGCGCAGCTTCTAGGCTCAAACATCACCATAGCTAGCCCGAATGCGGCTGTGTACTCAAACAATATTGCTTATTGGATGGGTCTGAACACGTTCTACTACTATGATGGTACGGTTAAAACACTACCTTGTGACGTGCGTAGCTATATATTTGATGACTTTAACCAAGGCCAAGCAGATCAGGTAGTCTGTGGTTCTAACGAGCAGTTTGATGAGATATGGTGGTTCTACTGCTCTGCTGAAGCCACACAGAATGACCGCTACGTAGTCTACAACTACGTCGAAAACGTCTGGTACTACGGTAATTTGTCTCGCTCAGCGTGGCTCGATGCTGATTTACGTGATTTTCCTATAGCTGCTACTTTTGGTAACAAACTGGTTAACCACGAGAAAGGTGTGGATGATAACGAGACCGGCACGCCTACAGCATTTACAGCAAATATTACCTCGGCACAGTTCGATCTGGACGATGGCGACCGATTCATGCTGATTAACCGTATGCTGCCTGATATGACGTTTGAAGGCTCTACAGCGGATTCTCCTGCGGCTACCATGACTCTGAACCCCTTGGAAAACTCAGGTTCTGGGCGGTATGACCCAGCCTCAGTCGGGGGTAACAGCAGTGCAACGGTTACCAGAACAGCTACAGTGCCTGTAGAGGCGTTTACAGGGCAGGTATATACACGGGTACGGGGTCGGCAAATGTCGATCAAGATTGAGTCTACAGAGCTAGGAGTAACGTGGAAACTGGGCGCACCTAGAATGGATATGCGGCCTGACGGCAGGAGAGGTTAGTGGCTAACCGCCTGATAAATAAGGTAGAGAATCCTGCCCTGCCGATACCGCCAGAGAGAAACATACTGCGGACGTATTTAGATGACCTGAATAATATTTTGCGTTTGTTTTTCAATAGGTTAGCAAACAATGTAAACTTGTTAACCGGTGAGTATGGTGGGCAGTTTATAGAAAAGCCTAACGGGTTGTTCTTCTCCACTACAGACCAGCCCATAGCAGTAGTAAACACAGCTCAGGTAATTAGTTTTGAAAACACTTATTTGAGCGAAGCAATAACGATAAACGGTGGTTCTAACAGCCAGATTACAGCAACATATTCTGGTATTTATAACTTCCAGTTCATAGCCCAAGCAGCTAGTGGGTCAGCCTCGTCCAAGAACGTGTACGTGTGGATCAGGCGAGATGGTACGGATATAGGCTATTCGGCCAGACATTTGGTTTTACAAGGCTCCAACGACAGTAACGACATCGCGTGGAGTTTTAATATTGATTTACAGGCAGGGTCGTACATAGAGATGATGTGGTCATCAGACGACATAGATACAAGGCTGGATACTGAGACTGCGGTAGCGCCTCACCCCGGCGAACCCTCTGCTGTAATCACTGTAACTTTCGTCTCAGTATTGCCTGAGACACTACCGACACCTCCGTAGGTTAGAGATGAGTATAACTGATCCTCAGTTTGGTGAAGAAAACCAACAGATTACTGGGGCTATTGACGTTTACGGAAGTAGCTCTGATTTCTTCGGCAACCTGAACGACATTTTAGGTGCTAGGTCAGGAATTGCTGACACTATTGGCGCTGATGCAGTAGACGTAGTTCTTGGTGATCTTGGTGATTATTCTAGTTCTGGCGGTGGCACATCTTTGTCAGATCAGATTGCAACTGAAGTTACTACGTTGCAAGCAGACAATGCTCTTGCAAAGATTAAAAAAGAGCTGGATTCTGAGATTGCGAAGATACAGGCGAACACTGTGCTCTCTGACCAAGAAAAGAAGGTCAGAATAGCGCAATTGGCTAATGATTGGCTTGTCGAGACTGACGCTCCCAATGCCGTCAAAGCAGAGGTGATGACTAGCGTCTGGAGTGAATTGGGTGAACAAGTAAATTTAACAGCCGAAGGCTATCAGAAATACCCCTACGATGGTGCATCTTCGCCTTATGGGATTAGAGAAGATGAAGGTGGTTTGATTGACCTTATTGTACCTACTACTGAAGACGCCGGAGGTGGCGGCGGCGGATCGTCTTCGGAAACAACAGTTAGTACCACTCCCGCAGCGGCGGGTGGAGGTGGCGGCGGAACCCCGTCTGGAGGTGCAGCACAATCAGCCCAAGCGGCGGCAGCGGCGGCGGCAACGGCAACAGCAAATGATCCCAATGCGGCAGCGGCAGCAGATATTGTAGATGCAGCGATTGGTGCGGCTAGAGATGCTGGTGAAGCCCCCCAACTACGCGACACATTTCAAGACCCAGACGGTACAGTTTGGATGAACACTGGCTCAGCATCAATGTTCCCCGGAGAAGAAGGTTTCAACACTTGGCGGGCATTAAACCCCTCTGCCGATGTTATCGCGCAATGGGAAGAAGCCACAGGGGAGACCTACGATCCAAACAGTTCGCAAATAAGATTCAAATCCTCGAAAGGTGTTTGGCCCACTACCGGAGCTTCTACTACTGGAACTGCGGGAGGTGCTACCACAGCTAACCAAACCACAGGCGGACAACAAACTCAAACTAGTACAATTACAAGCAACCAAACCTCAACCAGCCAAGGCGATGATTTATTTTCAAACGCTGCAACCATTCTTGGTTCGGTTGCTGCGACAATTTTAGACAAAGATAAAAAAGATGATGCAGTAGACGTATTAACCAGTAGCAGCACAGGCACGGATATTACAGACATTACAGGTACAGGAACTACAGGTACAGGAACTACAGGTACAGGAACTACAGGTACAGGAACTACAGGTACAGGAACTACAGGTACAGGTACTGGGCCTTTTGACGGTGGCGGTGCAGGTGGCGGTACAGGCACTTTGACAACTGGGCCTTTTGACGGTGGCGGTGCAGGTGGCGGTACAGGTACAGGTGATGGGACAGGTACAGGTGATGGGACAGGTACAGGTACAGGTGGCGGTACAGGTGGCGGTACAGGTACAGGTACAGGTGATGGGGCAGGCGATGGGACAGGTGGTAGCGGTGAATTTGACTTGTTTACAAAAACTCCCTCTGCTACGGGGCAAGGTCTAACTGGCGTATCTACAGAGAAGGCAGGTGTGGCTGATATAGGTGAACCATACCAGTTAAGTGCTTCTTTATACGAGAATATTATGCGGATTCTTCAGCAAGACAGAGAAAACCGCAGAGATGACAGGAACAGGACAAGAACGTATTATGGCGGCGGTAGCGTGCGTGCTTCGGATCGAATCGACGAAATCGCTAGGATAATCAGAGGCTAATTATGGGCTGGTTTGAAAACTTATACTCTACCGACGGCAAATTTGACCTTGCCAAAGCAGCTACTTCTGCGGCGGGTCTTGCTACTTTATATGGTGCGGTAAAGCCTGACAGCAGCGTCGGTGAATTTTTAGGCATGAGCAGTGCTCAACAGCCTGTCGGGTACACCGGCGGCATTCCCGAGTATGAGGTATCCCGTGAGGTATTACCCGGAGCTTTTGCGACCACTACAGCCGAAGGAACACCTAGAAGACCCGGTTCAATGGGGCGTAGATACTTTACTGATACGACCTTTACTCCAACAGGCGGGGTGATGGAAGCAGGTAGTATGCCCGCTGCACAGACCACTACACCTACAACTCAAGGTTTATTGGGGCAATTGCCACCAGAAGCAGTTGCAGGATTACTGGGTGCTCTTACTGGTATGTTTGGCGGTGTTGCTGGAGGACGCAGCGCTGTTGCTGAAGACCAACAAGGTTTTGTCGCACAACCAACCGGAGGGGCACCTGCCGTAGTAGCAGCAGCGCCAACAGCAGGCACAGTTACTGAGGCACCAGCGCAATCACCTACAGCGTTACAACAGTTTTTACAGCCTTTTTATGGCAAAACACTGGGAGCAGCGGATGTTTTAGCGCTAGGAGATAGCGACTTTAGTTTGGCAGATATAGCTGCGGGTTTAGGGTTGAGC